TTTATAGAGCCATCACTATAAGCAGTAGGAGTAAGCGTAATACTCGCTTTGTTAGGTATATCCCTTAATATCTTATCTGTGCCATCAGAGTTCTCGTAATAGTCAGAATGATTGTACAGCTTGTTTGTTGCTGCTGCATCAAAGTACACATCGCCAAACCCCTCTGCGTTAGCGTTTCCCCAATTGCTTCTGTGATATATTTCGTTTGGCATCTAAAAACTTTTTAAGTTTAACTATATTCTTTTTCTTTGGTTTGTATGTTAAAGTACCCATCCGTTAAATAAACTGTCTTTGTCAGGATATATATCGTCATCAGAGTTTGTTTCATATTCAGGATATAAATTACTATTAAAACTCATATGGTCTATAAATCTTGTTGTGTAATACTCTGCTAAATTACGTTCCTTCTGTACTAAAAAATCAACTTCATCTTTAGTAGGTGTTTCTCCGTTTTCGCTTGTGTGCTTAAACAACCCACCGTTTTTTAATTGATATGCTGAATAAGGCAAATACTCTACCATTGCAAAATGAATAAGCATTGGAGCAAGATACTCATCTACAAGTGTTTGGTAATCGCCTGTTAGACTATCCCCTATAATATCAGCTTGTAACTTGTCGTATAGTTTACTACCTGTGTAGTTTCTTACGTGTATCTCTTGGGCTATCTTAATAAACTGTATAAATTTATTAGTATCTACATTGCCATCAATGATACTGTTCTTTACAAGGTCTGTTCTATTTATGAATAATGCTGTTGCCATATTTAATTTTTAAATCCCATCTTATTCCAATAAGCAGCAGTATAACCTTTATACTTCATATCTTTAGGTGCAACAGGTACTTTCTGGGCGTTAGTTTCAGGCTTAAATCCCTGACTTTTAGCTTCTGTTGTACTAATTACATCTCCTAAACTTTTAGAGCCTTCCTTACGTGCGTAAATACGTCTAAACCATTTGTGGTTACATCTCGCTCCGCCCTTATACAGCCAAATAGAGTACGTATCAGAACCACCCTTACCAAAACCTGCATTAACAGCTTTAGTTTCCATAGCCTTTATATCCTCTTTGCGATACACCTTTTCAGCACTTACCATTTTCTTGCAAAACTCTCTTGATGTGTCTTTAGTCTTTGCAGGGTTATACATATACCTTACAAGATATACTTTGTCCTCTTGACCTTTTTGTTTAGACTTACCATCTTGCTCACTCTTACTATATGGCTTTGCACTTCCTGTACTTGCAAGGTTTGTCTGTTCGTTTAGCTCTTTTATTTTTTGGTTAAGGTCATCATCATTATCATAGTCCACCTCTTGCTCGTCTATAACCTCAAAATCCTTTAATAGTTCTTCTTCGTCCTGACCTAAATCTATAAGTGCATCTGCTATTTCTGTATCTACAAACTTATCTAAATCACTTGCTAACTTTACACCTGTTTCTTCTTCTTTTGTTTCTTCATCTTCTACATTGTCAAGGTCTGTAAACTCTAAAGGTTGTAGTGTCTTAAAGTAAAGGTTAAGTGAGATACCATTATATGCTAATATCTTATCAAATGCTTCTATAAGTAAGTTCTGAAACGGTCTAATTACCGTGTTGTCCATTAGTATAGATGCTGTCTTTAGCTCTTCTGCGTTGTTTCCAAGCCCTGTGTTGTCTTTAATTCCTAAAAGCATAGGAGATACTATCCTGTGTGCTACAAGTATCTTACGTGAGCTCTCATCGCTTAAAAACTGATATTGGTTGTGTGCATCGCTTAACTGTACAGGGTCTATTGTAGCTGCTGTTTCAGGGCTATCATTAAACGATAATATAAACTTACCTGCATTGCTACTGCCACTAAACTTATCGTATATACGTCTTTCTATCTGCTCTCTTTCTTCTGCTGATGGAGTACCACTATTAAAGTTAATAAGCATACTTGGAGAAAGTCCTGATTGTATGTTATTAATGTGGAAGTTAGATATTTCTTCTTCTAAATCTGCATACTGTAAACCACCTTGATAATCAGGTGTTGCGTAGTATTTATATCCTGCTCTATAAGGTTTTACATATAGTATCTCAATAGCTTCTTTAGAATATCCAAAAGCAGGTATTCTTTTTAGTTGATTGATACGGTTGTACTTTTCCCAATTACTTGAATAGTAATACGCTTCTATTTCACCTTTATCATTACATTTCTCGGCTGCTAATTGCTCAACGGGTATATGCTCTACTCTTGCAATTTTCTTACGGTCTTTAGAATATATTACTTGCATAGAACATTGACCAAATAATTTTAAATCACTTGCTAACTTACGTACACAATCTTTATGTAAAAGTGTTATAGCTTGTGCATAGGCATCAGGCTTTCTATTACTATCAGTAGCATCTAAACCCTTACCGTATATCATCTCACTAATACCGTTAATAACAGCGTTGTTAGTAGGGCTACCATTGTAGCGGTCTATTAGGTATTGAAAGTATGAGTTTTTATCTCCGTATGTTACATATGCCTTACTCTTCTTTTCTTCAATAGTAGGGCTAACATAATTAGATAAACTTATTGCGTGTATCATAATACTATATAATCGTTATCGTGTGTATCGTTTGTTTCGTAAACGTCTTTATTTACGTTATATCTACTTTGTGTTACAGGTGTTTGGTCTGTACAAAATATCTTATCTCTATATACTAAAGTGCTGTCAGCTTTTAATACTTCCAACGTATAAAAATGCCCCTCTCTAAATGGTGCGTTATCGCTGCCAAATGTCATAGTAGCTGTAAGATAGTTATCGTCTGTACTTGTAGAAGCAGTAATACTTTGTGTTTTATTAGTCTGCTCGTCTGTTACACTATATGTAAGCGTTTCGTTAGCAAATACTCTGGGTATGTACGTAAATGTTTGCGTTTGTGAAACTGATACAATCTTCATATAAGTATAACGTACAAATATGAATATTTACTATAAGGCAAAAAAAAAGGGAGCATATAGCTCCCCCTTTATATTAAACTACCTAATTATGCATCAGGGTCAATCGGTGTAGTAGCACTTACGTCAGGAGCAGTCGCAAAGAAAGGCGGTGCTGTTTCCTGTGCAGTAGCTACAAGTGTAAACCCAGACAAGTCGCCCATAGCTGCGCCTGTTACAATCGTTCCACCTGTAATTTCTGCACCGTGTTCCTTACCAATTAAGAAATAGTTGCCATTATAGTCCTCAACTACATAATGTGCTCTACCTGCGTTTAATAGCTTAATTTCTTCTTGTGTTGCTACATCAAGATAGGTAAATGTTACATTAAGTGTTGTTTCATAAAAAGTAGTACCGTTTTCTCTACTTGAAGTAACAGATGTTTCTAAACTTGAATTACCTTTAATGTCAAATTGAAAAAACTCTGCACTTCCATCAGTAGGGAGTGTAATAGTACCACTTGTGTCTGTCAAATCTGCTACTGTCGATGAGTAGTCAAGAATATAGATAGCCTTTAGACCACCTACTGAATTTTTACAAGGTAAACTTCTACCTTTAGTTACTGCACAAGCCATATTTATTTTTTTAATAAAAAAGGGTAGGTAGGCATTTACCTATCCCACCCCTTTTATGTTGATTAATTATTAAGAGTAAAGAACAATATCTCCACCAATACCGTGCTGTACACCTGCTGTATAGCGCATTACTACACGAACATTCTGTGAACCATCAAGGTCAGCCATATCAATAACTTTAACTTCGTTACGGTCATCTAATAGACCTGTACCAAAGAAAAGGTTAGATTTCTGTGCAGCTACTGCTGTGTTATCAGAAAGACCTTTAGCCATTACCAAGTTTACACCATCAAAAGATAGGTCTTGGTTTCCGTACCATAATGTACCTTGATTAGCTACACCATTAGCACCTACTGAAGCTACGTTCTCTGTACCTGCTACGTTAGTAAGGGCAGCAAAACCTCCTAAAGCACGTACATAAGCACGGGCAATGTTAGAAGATACATATAGTGTTAAATCTTCTTTACCATAAACAGCAGATGGGATTGCGTCTACAATTTTACCAAGTTCTGCAATTACGTTAGCAGAAGTTACTGTACCTGCTGAAACATCTACTACATCTCCATCAGCAGCTAATAGAGTTTCAAAACCATCAAAAGAACCTTCTCCTGCACTACCTTGCCAAATAGAAGTTTCAGTTGCATTAGCAACCTCTGCTGCTACTTGTGCAATAACGAAGTCAGAGAATAAAGGTGGCAATTCATCAAAAGCACTAAAGCCCATTTGAGCAGCTTCCCAATCAGAGTGTAGCTGTTTCTTACAAATCTGTAAGTTTACTTGTAATTCAGTTGGAGTAAGCACTTTTTCAGTAAGTGTCATTGTTGATGTAGAGCTGTCAAAGTCGCAATCAGCAGAACGAACCAAGTTTGAGAACGAACCTACTTTCATAGCAGCTTTATACTTTACGTTAGGTAGAATAGTAATTGTACCTTTGTCAAGTGTATCGGCACTTAATAGGGCAGCAGCAAGATACTTACCTGCAAACTCTCCTGCATAAGATGAACCTGTAATTGTTGGATTAGCCATTTTTTATTTATTTATTTAGTTGTTAATTTTTGATAATACTCTATCAAGTGTGCTTTGTTTTCTGTTTTGTGCAAACTTGACATTGAAATTGTTATTCTTTTCAGGGTTATGAGCGATAGGCTCGGCAGCAGGTTGTGAAAGCTCTTCACTTACCTCTGACAATTCAGTTTCTTCTACCTCTACTTCTTCACTCATTTCTTCTTTTTTAAGGTCTTCAATCATTGCCTTAATTTCAGATACAGCTTCTGCAAGTTCTTCTTTAGTAACATAGCCCATTTCTTCTTTTTCTTCTTCTTCGGCTTCTACTTCTTCTTCCGCATCTTTAATCTCTGCAATAATACCTTCTTCTGTTACTACAAGAATTTTACCGTCTTCCATAGTGTATTCGCCAACAGGTACTGCTACTTTTTCATCTTCTGTAATGATAAAAATCTCTTTTCCTGCTTCAAACGCTTCTGTTTCTAATACAGTTCCGTTTTCGAGTTTAGCTTGTGCCAACTCTACTTTCTCGGTCTGCTCTATATTTTCTACAATATCAGCAGTTTCTTCTCCAAGAAAGGTTTTAATCTTATTTAACATTTCAGTTGCTTTCATATAACTATAACTATTTTATTTAACTATTTTACATTTTCAGATTTTACCAATCCCTTGATTGATGAGTTTACCTTTACAGCACTTTATACTGTAAGTGTTTTTTTCAGCACACAAACAACCACGTCTGCTACCTTTAGGACTTGTCTTTGATGGTGTTAAGTATTTAATATCTCTCATCCTTGCCCTCTGTATTTTTTCTTATAGTTTTTACTACTCTTTGTACTACTCATTTTAGTTTTAGCGTGTACACCCTTACGTTTTACTTTGGGTTTTACTATATGCGATACTTCTAATCTTTTAGCCATTACAGTTGGTCTAATTCTTTAAGTTTACTTTCAGCCCAACGTTTAGCTGCTTTACCACCCCACAATAAGTAAGATATAGTGCCACAGGCTTTAGTATCCCCTTCATCGTAATACTCTTCTGCTCTTGATAGGTAGGAGTACATACGCTTTATAGTGTTTATGCTTATAGGTTTGCCTTGTGCTAATTGTTGTGCTCGTATCTTACCTACGTCAGTTGCACATTTATTATTTACTTCTTTGTTTAGGTCTATACCTCTTTGGGCATTATTCTTAACAGCATCTGGATAATCAGAGTAACTTTCTAATTCTTCTTTTTTGCCATCCTTATATCTTTTGTCATCTTTTACTATTCTGCGGATATAAGATAACATTTCTTCTGCTTCTTCTTCTTCAAAGTCGTTTATAGGTTCTTGTGGTCTTTCCATCTTATCCACAAAATAGCCCTCGATAGAGAAACCTTTTACTTTACCTGTCTTTACAAAGTCATTCCAAACCTCTGAATTGTTTACTTTTACTACTCCCATCCAAGTACCAACAGGCACATCCATATTGTACTTCCTTGACTTATCGTGTGTTTCATCTTCTACTATCCAACTCTCAACAAGTGATAATCCTGATAGTTTGTAGTGGTGTTCAAGTGTACTGTTGTTTTGATTGCCTTTAATTAAGTACATTTCAGCAGCCTTACGGATAGTATCTTTAGAGAAGTATATGTAATACTCATCATCGCCTTTACGTCTGTATATGGGCTTATTAGGGATTAACAATGCACCTACAAGTATTTGCTTATCCTTATCTACTTCTGCTAATTGTACTTCTTGTGAGTTTAGTGCTATAAAGTCTTCTTCAATGGCAGGGTTTTCTACTATTGAGATAGCTTCTATTCCTGCTACACTATCCTCATCAAGTATAAGTTCTACAATTCTCATATTAATATAACGTCTTTATTTTTAATTTTACTAAATTGATGCACCCTCTACAATATTTCTTTCTAAACTCTGTGCTGTTGTTACGTCTTGTGATGTTACAAACGCTTTAACAGGCTTCTGTGTTTGACCTGCAATAGTTTCTGCTAATTGGTTTTCAGCTCCTGCCCCTACGATGTTAAATGCAGGTGGTTGCGCAGACGGTGTACTTGGTCTTGACACACTAACGCTTGGCGCACCCCCACCTAAACCTGCTGTGTTTGGTGTCTTTGTAGATGTGATAGCTTTTACGTTTGCCAAACCTGCGCCTACCGCTGCTGCTGCCGCTGCAAAACCTAAAGCAGGACCAACGATAGGAATACCTGCTAAAGACTTATAACTATCTTGCGCACCTTGATAAGTGGATATTAAAGCACTTGATATAGCCGCTGCCTTACCTGCTGCTGTTTCTTTTCCAAGATTAGCTGCCAATCCTGCTAAACCTTGCTGTACCGTTTGTAGCTTTTGGTCTTGTGTCATTTTAGCCCACTCAATCTCGGCTTCTGCTCCTAATTGTGCAAACTGTGATATAAGATTATACTTTTGTTGTTCTGTTTGTTTTGTAAGTAATATATCTCTTGCTGCTATTTCAGCTTTAACAGACAAACCTTGTTCAAGGTCAGACTGCTCACTAATAGATGTTACCTTACGTGCTTCTAATAGTGCTTTTTGTTCAGCTTGTTCTTGTCTTATTAAAGCGTTACGTCTTGTAAAAATAGACCTACTAAACTGTAAAGACCTTTCTTCTAATTCAGATACTTGCGCTTGTAATTGTGCGTTTTGTCTTATTTCATCTCTACTGCTTTCTCCAAGTGCTATCTGTTCTGCTGATATTCTTGCTCTTTCTTTTGCTATCTCTAATTGTTCGTTAAGTATTTCCCCTTCTAATCTAATAGCTTCATCTAACGCTGCAATTCTTTCTTTATAGCTTTTTGTTTCATCTTCTGTTACTAATCGTAATCTTGATATTTCCTTACGTCTTTCTGCTGTGCTTTCTATAAGACCTATTTCTCTATCTTCGACTGCTTGTAATGCACCTGCTAATTCATATGCTGCTTTAGTTTCTTTTACTATCTCTTCTGTTACACCGCTTACACTTTCTTTTAGTTTATCAAAACCTGCCGAAAACTCGCCTTGAAAAAACAATGTAAATGCTTCGCCTACACTACTCGCCCTATCGGTAAGCACCGCAATAGCAGCACCAAGACCATCCATAGCCTTTTTAAGTAAATCAGCACCTCTTTGAGTTTTAGTGAAAAATGTAACTAATGAGCTGAAAGCTAATACTAAAGCTCCTATACCTGTTGCTGCGATAGCAACTCTTAAACTTTTAAAACCCTTAACAGCATTAAGTAAACCACCCTTTAAATTTCTAAAACCTGTGATAGCACCACCTGTCATTTTATCTAATGAATTGGTAAGCCCACCCACCGCTTGATTAGTAGACTGTATGCTTTCATCTACTTTCTCTATACCCTTTATAGCTTGTGTACTATCAGTTTCTAATTGTATTACTACTTTTTCCATCCTGTTTCTCGTTTAATCTTTTTACCTGCGCCCATTAACCCATTTGGTAATTCATACTTACCTTGTGCTATACGTATGTTTTCTGTATCTCCGTTTGCGTACTTCAATAAGTCTAATATATTTTGTATCATACTACGTTTAATAATTCTAAATTACTTTCGCCTGTTAGTAGATTAGTAGATATACTGTTTATCTTGTATTCGTTTCCTGCTACTATAAATGTATCTCCTAAATTATAATTGAGTAATATCCTTAAAGGTAAATACGCTTTAACCTTTGTTAGTCGTGTCTTACTATTAAATACATCTGCTATATAGTTTGAATAAAACTCATTATATAAACTATCTGAAAACTCTGTTGTACCTGTCCATTCGTTATTCTCCCTATTGAAGTTTAACTGTGTAGGGTCAGTAGTAGGATTAAAGTTAGGGCTATTTGACGGTAAGTTTACGTTAGTTAATTGTTTGTGGTCGTCTGCTACCCCATCGTTTAACGAATTAACAAAAGCCATACCACCTGTATTAGTGTTTATAGGATAAAACAACAAAGGACTACCTAAATAAGCGTTTTGGCTTTTATCTACACTATACCCCCATTGTATATCTGTTTGTGAGCCATCGTCTGCATCGTTTAACCTTTCAAATAACATATGACCAAAAGGAGCTTCTACTTTATATAACTGTCCTGCTAAATCTGTTTGACCTGCATTGTAGCGTATCTCTCCCCAAGTTCTATTATTTAGTTCGCTAAACTTATTTGCTAAAAACGACTTTGTGTCTTTAAACTTAAATACAATTTCTTTATATGGTAGTGCTACATCTACCTTGCTACTCTCAACGTCT